CACGGGATTTTAAACCGCCCGGCAAATTAGCCAACGTACCAGCGTCAACCAACTGACGGATAAGTGACGTACCTGCGCGTGCGTAGCCCCCAATGATATGGATTAGACCCATACCGTAAAAACCAAAGCCCGGAACGTAGTTGTAGTGTACGAAGTGGTTACGCTTAATATATAAGTCGTCTTCCGCTTCCTCGTCCCAATTGCGGCGTATAGCTAGTATTTTGCCTGTGCCCTGCTCTATGGTAACTACGTACGGTTTAGCGATCTCGTCTTTATCGTCGTCTAACTCTTCTATAAACAAGTCAGCGTGTACTTCAAACAAAGCGAAGCGGTTGTCATCATTTACTGAGTAACCACCTTCTTCTGCCTTGCGCTCTTCAATGTCTGTATGGAACGCTTCTGGCTCACCTAACTCGATGTCCGCGTAGAAGCCTATAGACTGTAGCTTTTTAACTTCGTTAACGGTCTTACGCATGATATGAGTCACACGCTCAGCAGTCTCTATAGTAGAAGCACCATAAGGCACGATAACGTCTTCTGCTGGGATGTAGTTCGCGCATACGCGACCCATGTTCGGTTCGTAGTAAACCTTCTTAAAAGCAGAGCCTGATAGACCTAAAGAGTATAAGAGGCGCTCGTGCTCTGGACGATACTCAACCATGTTCTCGGTAAGTTCGTAGTTCATGTCAGCGCGCACGCGTTCTGCGGCCTCCATCTTGTCGTCGTCTTCTTTACCTAGCACTTTAGTTTTCACAGGGCCAGCGGCAGGAAACGTCTCAGACATAGCTTCTGCTTGGAACCGTATAGCTGCTTCAGCAAGTACCGTAGAGTACACCCCACAGGCGTTTTCCCATGGCTCTGTACGTTCTTCGTACTTAAAGCCCAGTACATCAAGCCCATCAATATAGGTATCTGCCCACTCTTTACGGCCTTGGATGTCTGACTCGACTAGCTCCATAAGATCGCTAGACAACTGAGTTAACTCGTTTTCGTCTAACTCTTCCGCTAGGTTGTCTTCAAACTCATTCTCTCCACGCTCGTCGTCTGGTATAAGTGTGATTTCAACACTGCCATCGCTTAACGTGACTTGCTCAGGATCGATAATCTCAATCTCAAGTGCCTCTACGTCTTCTGCTGCTTCTTCTATACCTTGTGGTGCCTGATATAAACCTTTTTCAATTGCCATTATTTTTACCCTTAGTAGTATCCGCCCCTACGCGAAGATTTGAATTGTTTTATCTCGTCTTGTTCATCTGTGGGTAGTCGTATAAACCCACCTTGTCTAAATCGCATTAGCGCCATTACCATGGAGTCAACTAAGTCATCGTTACTAGCGAACGGGAAGCCCGCTACTTCATCTACAAGCTCTTCAGCCCAGCGCGTAGCTGGAACCCAGCACAGCCCTGAAGCCACAATATCTGTTACAGAATTCAAACGTGCTAACTTATCACCTGAACCCCTGTGTGGAGTAAACTCCGATACGGGCAACCCCATACGGCGCATCTCTTGGTATATAGCTACACCGGAACTCTTCTTCTCCACGATAAACGCATCGGGGTTCCAAGCATCGTACTCTTCCATGCACATCTCTTTAAGTTCTGGAAACTCCATCCTTCTCTTTATACTATTTAAGAGCATGAGGTTGTACGCGTCAGTCTCTTCATTCATAAAGACGCCCCACGTGGTCAGTGTCGTGTAATCCGCACGGTTATGCTTCTCTGCCGCCGAATCCAACGACATGATCACAAACTCACATGCAGGGGGTCTTTCTCCGCCCCACATCTGCCACCACTCACGTTTTACTAGTGCCGCTTCTTGCGATGTGGGCTGCTGCTGGTACTGAGCGTTCCACTGAAAGTTAGGCATCGACGCTTTGGTACGCAGTAATGCTTCTAAGTCAAAGAACTCTGGCCACAGCGGTTTCTCCACTATTTGCCCAGTCTCTTCGTTTTCTATCTCTAGTATTGCTGGAAATTCGATCACTTCATACTGGTCAGATCGCTCATTGTTGACCATATCCTTGATTACACGGCCAGTCAGGTCATCCATATGCCATCTTGTCTGTATAATAGCCACTCGACCCCCCGGCATAAGCCGAGTTCGGGCACCAAACGTGTACCACTCGTACGCTTTCTCAAAAACAGAGAAGTTACCGTTGATAACGTCCTGCTCCGAGTGCGGATCATCGATCAATAACAAGTCAGCACCCCGTCCCGCTAGGGCTGATCCCACACCACAGGCGTAATACTCGCCTCCGACGCTAGTGTTCCACCGTCCGGCTGATTTAGAGTCTTTAGACAGGCCAACTGTAGGGAAGATGGCTGCAAATTCCTCACTAGAGATCAGATTTCGCACTTTTCGCCCAAAATCTACTGCTAAATCGGTGGTGTGGGATACCATCATGACTTTTTTGTCGGGGTTTCGCCCTAAAAACCACGCTGGGTAGAAAATAGACACTAGTTGGGACTTACCATGACGTGGTGGTATGTTTACACACACCCTATCACGTGTCCCGGCCTCAATGGCCATAAGTTCGTCGGCCAAAATCCTGTGGTGCTTGCCCACAAGGAAGTCAGGCATCATTAATTTAGCAAATTCTATAAGATCATCGTACGCAGCGGCGTTAGCTTCGCGCCCATCAAGCTCATCCACAATAGTATTGATCTCAGTGACTTCATCATCTGAGTAACTATCGAGGTTATCCAACATTACTTGGACTTCTGCTCTTGTGAAGTTAGTCGTCGTCATAGATTGTGTCGTCTTCTTCACCAAATGCTTCAGTTATACTGAGAGGTTTGCTTTCAACAACTACTGCGTCTTCTATTTCTTCTGGGTTTACGAGTTTTTCTAGCTTCCCACGCAGTTTTGCGCGTAAATCGTCACTTGATTGGTGGGTAACCGTAATTTCTGACTTCTCTGCGAACAGTCCTACGTCCGATACCTTGCCTAGTAGCTCTAAAGCACGTAGCCGTATCTTGGCATCAGGGTTTTCCGTCTCTAGTACTAGCTTGTTGGTTACTAGGTGCCTTATATGCAGAGAGTTTGTAACCACGGATTGGCCGAATTCGGTAAGTATACTGTCAGTTAATATAAGAGAAGCTGGGCGTAGTTTCGCCATGTTTGTAGGGGTAGCCTTCTTGGAAGTGTGCGCAGGGTCACCTGCATAGGCAGTGGCTAATGCTGCGGCTGTGTCTTTATCTTCCTTAGTAGGTTCTATGTCCAACCCATGCTCCGCTAGGAATAGCGCCGTATTAGCAGCCGCACTCGCCGAAAGCGTGAGGTCGGTAAAAGGATTGTCATCCGAAATAGGCACGCCTAGTTCAGGTTCAATAGATAAAGCCATAGTTGTTTCGCAGGTGTTAACCAGTTTCCACAAATATACTACAAAAAATTTTTTTGTCCAGCGAATTACAACATAGGGGGGCTTCATACCACAAATTAAAAAAGTGGTACTTCAAATAGCGTATTTAAAGGACTAGCTTTTTAAAGAGACCGCTGCTAGCAGAGGTCTTACAGAATTCAAACAAGTCTTACAGAATTCAAAAAAGAGACCGCTGCTAGCAGAGGTCTTACAGAATTCAAACAAGCACGTTACTCGGGTAAAAAGGGGTACTTACGTGCTTATGGGGTGGTTAAAAAGTAACCAGAAACGTATAAATTTGAGAAAAAAATGATTTATTCGTGGAAATTAGGATTATACAGACGCGCGGGACTCCGCACTGTGAGGCGGGGGGAGGGGGGCGGGTACCCTTTCAAAAGGGCCGTGTTACCACTGTGGTAACACCCAATATCACGTGGTAACATGTTAGCGTATCCATTGACAATACCGTATCCTATGGCATAGTAGTTCCAAGTCGCAGGACATTCGATCCATTAGACGGCTTACTTAAATGGAATACACAATATGAACAATCTAAACGTAGCAACATTAGCACTCCTTACCGATACTGCGAAGTGCGAGAAGCGCACCATGCTAGCCATGACTAAGGCCATCGACGCGGTGCAAGCGGAGGGCAAGACTAGCCTACACTTTACCTCACCAACCAAGGCTGAGTCACTATGCAGCCAAGAGCAATGGGATGAACTCAAGGCAGCAGTTCATAAGTCATTCACTAAGGATGAACAGCGCATCCTGAGCTACTCAACGGCAGATGCTAAAACGTCACTTAATGACAAGCAGAAGGAGGTGAGACGGGCCAAGATACAAGACACTGGCAAGCAGATAGGCAAGTGGAAGCAGGCACTGACACGTCGAGAGAAGGCGGACAGAGAGCCAGTGACCAGCACCATCGAGTCGAGGACTCACACTAAGATAAAGTCTATACTTGACGCACTTGAGAAGACCGAGCAGTTCGACGGTAACTTACTGGCACTGTTTGAGCTACTGACCAACGCACTGGATGAAATCAACATCGAGTCACCTGAACCATCTGAACCATCACACTAAGTAACACGGGGCGGCCTTAACGGGTCGCCTCTTTTTTTGTGCCTGCGATTTGACCAACCCCATTGAAACC